TTTTTTTTTTTTTTATAAGCTAACGTCGGGCCGATGTCTAAGACTTTGACGAAAACTTCTTCGATTCGCTGTATGTCAACACAATAAGTGTGTTGGCAAGGCGAGTCGCGGTCTTTCAGCCACCTAGGTAGTTTTATCTAGCATTTTAGTGGCACCTTTGGTCATCCACTCACCATAAGTCAAGCTTATTGGGTGGGTAGAAGTGGGAGATTTCATAGAGCGGATTGCCTCCGATTTGGGTTAACAATGATGGGAGGGTTCTTGCTCTTGAAGTGCTCGTCGGCGAGGTCACCTTGAGCAGTGGTGGCTGCCATATGGGTGATGCCTTCGCGGACGGCATGTAGAACGTTTTGGAAAGCGGTGTGTGTCACAGCCTTGCTGTCGATCTGACTGGGGTGTATGTCTACCACGGATTGAAGAGCGGCGGAGAGGCCAACTGGATCGGCATGTGTGGTGACCTGTCCACGGACATTGCGTCCTTGGTACTCACACACACAAGCTGCCTCATATTCGAAAGATGACAGAGTCGAGTTGCTGGGCGGAGTTATTACGGCTCCTATGTACCAGCGTGGTACGATAGCGGTGATGTTGGGGCTCTTTGTGGTAGAACCTGGACTGGTGATTGACAATTCAAGGTCGTCAGGACTGACGGGTCGATACAGGATGGTAGTCCACTTAGTAGTGACGGGTAGTTGCCTGGCTTGTAACTCACCATCGATGACGGAGACTGACCTTCCTTGGAGGGAATCGTGAGTGGGGTCATGCAATGCATGGATGGTTCCTCCTCGATTCAGCTCAGTTCCTCGATAACGGAATCTGAGACCAGCACCGACAACGCGCCAGGATAGGCCCGCATTGCCGGGACCGACTACAGCGGTGGTATAGTCAGAGTTGGAGAGCGCTAAGTTAATGTTTGCGGTATCGTTGAGGTCAATGGTGGTGCCTGCGAATGACGAGTTAGAACTTATCACTGCTGGGTAGTCATTGAATTGCATGTAGAACGGGTCCATAGCAATGAAGCCGACATTGGGGCCACAAGCGAACGATCCTCGCACAAACGTTCTAGCGATTCGATTGTTGTTCAGAAAATCGCTAGGCACGCAAGCGAGCGGTCCATCAAATGGGTTGACTAGGCACTGTAAGTAATCACGGGCACAAGAGCTCATTACAAGCTTTTGAACAGGTTGCTTTCGAGATCTACTACGAGAAGATCTATTGGTCGTTGTGTATTGGACAATTGGTTGGGAGACATTATTGTTTCTCGATGCTCGGCGCTGTCTGCGACGCGGGGCAACGGTTTTAACGGTTTTAACGGTTTGAGTTTGCATGGGTGTATTTTCCCTATTGGGATGTGTTAGGTTGGATCCAAACACGACAATCATCCCAGGTCTTAGGGTCAATATATATAGGCTCATGTGTATCACCATCAAGGGGGAACTTCCAACTATCTAGTTGGCGTTCCATGGCCACTTGCTCGTGAGGCTCAATATTGAACGCTTTAGAAAAGCTTTCTCTGGCTTCAAGAGTGATGGGTACATACTCATCTACGTTGCGGATCTTCAGCTCGCGAAGGTACCGCATATAATCACCAAGAGTGGTATCAAAAGCCATCTTCTTAGTGTCGGCAGATCGCCTGAGGGCTTGGCCGTAATTATATAGCACGGGGACGCCTTTGCTCAAAATGGTTTCACATTCAGCTATGCCATTGAGATAGGTCTTACGACCAGCGAGGTTAAGAGAACACCACTTCTGACCAACTAAGGAGTTGGACATGACTTTGAAGGGGTTGCGACAAAACTTCCAACCGGAAGCTGTCAAAATGGGCTGGGACTGGCAGAAAATTATTTTCTCAAACTCAGTAGCTTCGTTTTCGATCTTGATGACCATTCCAAACTGTGACATAGTGAGTGTGGCGGCACGGAAGGCATCGCTGTCACTTTGATCACAGATGATCAAGCAGTCATCTCCGTCATCAAAAATGTCGAACTTGAGGCCAAGAGGTAAATACGTCACCAAGCACATTAGGATCATTAAAGTGCAGTTGCCAAGGGCGGTGTTCATGTCTCCACTCATTCTTCTACCATCAGTGGTGTACTTAAGACCTTCACTGGTGAAGCAATAATTGCGGAGTTGCATATTAAGCAAGTCTGCGAACTTGGGGTCTGAGCAACACTGTAGATATACAAGGTGCTCCACTTTAAGTAGAAGGGCAGAGACATGCTTATCAAACCTAGAGGCATCAATAGAGAAAGCAAAAGGTCGATGATGGCGCAACCATTTGCGACGCAACACAGAAGCGCGCTGGTATTGGTTAAGACCTTTCGCTATTAACCTGGTGTGGCCGAGGTTGGGAGCTTTGAATTTCATATTGTACAGATGTGGCTCAATAGGTTTTAAATAAGAGGCCAGAGCGACGCAATATCTAGCGTCGCGAAATTGTATGGCTCGTGGGTCAGGGTTGCGCTTCTCGTTAGGGTTTATACGGTCAGGTTTGATGAACATGGTGACTTTGGCGTCGCGTTGGCGAACACCGTAAACCTTTACATCTTCCGCTGCTGCGAGGTATCTCGCTCGTTTGGCTCCGGTGTAAGCCAGAGCAAACTCACCTAAAGGTTGAGGAACTATTTTGGGAAGACGTTTACCGAGAAGTATAGCCATGGTCTGCAACTTGTCAATGGCTGCAGGATCAGGAAGTGGTGTGACACCTAAAACACGATTAGTGGCACTGACAATTTGATTGCCTATGCAGTTGTAGTGAATTATTGGTGTCCACATACCACGAATGGGCGCAACAGCGAGTTGCATGTAAAGCCTGTTGTGAGTGCAACCTCCGCGGCGGACTCCGGGTGGTTTGATGGAACATCCTGCACCTAGAATTTCTACAGGCTTAGTATTCCAGGTACAGATGGGAGTCAGCACGACGGGGCTGCCCTATTTCACGGGGTAGCGTGAACGGAGAGCGGAGCTAGCGCCGGAGGAAAAGAACTCTTTGAGAAAATTAGCATCCTCACTACCATCGGCAATAAAAGCGATGTGGTTCACGGCGCATTGTAAAATGTCAGCATAAGCTAGGTTAGTGACCGAAGCATGCCACAATTTGTCTTCATCCGAGGCCTTGGGGAACATCTCGACAAAGACGTCGTTGAGTCTGCGGCAATTCTCTAGGACACTTGAGGTGCTTTGCGGTTTAACCATGAGGAACTGCACAGCGTATTGCCAATACTTGAGTTCGGTGCCAGGATACTGATTGGCGCAATGCTGGACAGTACAGAATGAACAACGCTGTGCGTTGTATAACGAGGGCAAGAGCTTGGAACGCGGATAGATACTGTTGATGTGGTGGTCGAGATAGCGCACACCTTCGAGCCAGCCTTTGGGCATAAGGACTAACAGGAACAGGGTAATGGTTCCAAACAGATAGAACACGATCTGAGACGTGAGATGCGCGTGTTCAAAAGACAATGCAACAGCTGTACTAAGGCATAACATAGTGAATACAGCAAGACCGAAGAAAATAATGTACCAGAATAACGGCTGATAATGGCTTCGGTCGCGTGCGAGTTTCTGCATTGTGGCGCAGTAGCATCGTGAAGGAGTGTGCAACTTAGGTGGTGGAGCAACAAAAGAACCAGAAAGCAAATCAGTAGGAACTGCAGGGTGAGCGTGACTACTCGCATGACTGGATTCAATGCTGCTAGGCAACGTTGCAGGGACCTCACGTGGGCTGGGCGTCGCGGGAAGATCGTGGTCGATGTCCGGCGTTGGGGTCGGGAGGGAGGGGTGTGTGGCCACAGTGTCCGGTGCGGGTGGCAATGGATCACGCACTGGACGTTCAGGTAAAGGCAACCGCACATTGGGATGGCTATGGCCGTGCGTGGAGTGGTAAAGTTCATCACTGCGCGTACGTCGGACCTTCTTGCCATCTTTATTGCTGTCAGTTGTTCCTGCTGCAGATGGGGTTGGTGCCTTGGGCAACTGTTGTGCGGGACATGTCGCAGGTTCATCTCTTGGTCTAAGTAACAAGAGCGTTTCCCAGTCAGCAGGCGTGATGTTAAATGACGCGAGAGGCGTGGGAGTAGCTTTGCGCTCCGTTTTCGGAGGGACCGGCACATTACGGAGAGGGGTAACATCGGGACTAGCGCGACGTAATTTGCTCCGTGGTTTGGCGGGGAGTTTAGCCTGCAAACTGGGCAGTACTGTAGCGCGGGTAGGGGGTGGAGTAATTGGAGGACGATTATAAGAAATCGGGCTTCGGCGAGCGTAAGTAGCTCTAGCGATGTGTGGTCGTCTCCGTACCTCGTGCTGAAAGTAATTGGGTTTGATGGGTAACTCATTGAAGATGAGTGTGGCGCAATAGGCGTCCGCATAAGCAATGGGCTTTGATATGGTTCGTCCGTCAACAATGTCATAAGTAAAGCTGTTGTTGAGGCACTGTGAGATCCCGAACTCACGTGAACCGAGATTTTGTCCGCGATGATAATCATAAAGGTCGTCATCAGACATATATATAATGGGCG